TGACGATTATGAGGTTGTAGTAAAGACTCCGTATAGTGAAGGTTACTTAGTTAGTATTGCAGGTACAGCCATTGCTGCTGCCGACGGCACTCTTGCTGTGTCAACATTAAGTAATTTAGGTGTGCCGTTTACAGACATCATTAGCTTTACTCGTACGCTTGAGCCTACAGCTACGGTAGGTCTTGTGCAGTTAATTGACTATGCAGACAACGACATCGTTTATGCTGAGATACCGTCGAACCGCATGGAGTCTCGTTATCTTATTGTAGATGTCAGTGAATTTCCGTTCTCGTCATCTGCTGAACAAGATGACTCACATACATTACAGATACTTTATAAGAAAGCGCTTCCGCGTTTGCAGAATGACGTTGATGAATTTCCTGCTGTTGGTTACGACAACATACTTGTTAGCAAGTGTATGGAGTTATTCCTTGAAGAGCAAGGTAAGATAGAAGAAGCGATACTGCATGACAGAAAAGCTACACGTTCTCTTGCACGTAGGCAAGCTGATCTTGAACGCGGACAGGAGCAGAAGGCTGTTTTCAAACGGCACAATCACGATAAATTAGCATGGCTAGCTACTCACAGACATCGTTCCTAGGTGGAATGAACATGGCGGTTGATGACTCTCGTCTTACTGACGACGAGTATTCTTTTGCTATGAATGTACGTAATCGCTTCGGTGAGTTAAAGCCTGTTAAAAGGCCGTTGGCTATTGACGCTGGATTAACTGCTGACCAGCGTTGCCAAGGTGTGTATACTGTTGGTGATTTTATACTGATATTTCAAAGTGGTAACGCAAAATTTAAGCATCGACTTGCTGATACATGGATTACGTTGTGGGATGATAGTACAGAACCTACGTTGCGTCTGGACGAAGGTGCGGATTTTGTATATGTGCAAGCTGTGCCATGTTCATATCAGAACTTAATTAAGAAGCATAATTATCTCATTGAAGCCGACTCGTTTACAGATACAGAGGGTATGGTTGATGAAACCATAGCTAATGGTGGAGAACGGTTGTTTTCTTTTAGTTATAAAAGTCAGCACGCCAGTAGGTCGCCAGCAAGCATTGTTGTTCAAGATGGCATAAACCAACCAAACCTTATTGTTTTAAACACTAATAACTTAGAAGCTCCTTTATCTGTTCGCAAGTGTCAAACGTATGCTGATTATCCCGCAGGCGATCAAGCACCACTTAACGGTACTCGCGAGTATGTACCTATCGGTAAGCAGATGATGTATTTTGCTGGCAAACTGTTTATAATTAGTTCTGATGTCGATGGTAACTTTAAAGCAGATGATGTATTTTGCTGGCAAACTGTTTATAATTAGTTCTGATGTCGATGGTAACTTTACGCAAATACTTCATAGTGTAACTGGTAGGCCACTTGACTTCATGATTCCGATTGATGTAAACGGTACTAAATTAGATCTGAGACACAATGACTCTGTTATAAGCGACCCCGGCGGTGAATTTGCAGATGAGTTCGGTATTCGTATGGGCGCACATATGGTTAGTTATTCTGTAAGTTATGAGCCTATTACTTGCATAGCACCTCTCAACACAGACAGCTTTTTTGTCGGCACACGTTCAGCTTCTTACGCTGTTACATTAGACTACACGCGAACACTGTTTGCTGAACCTACGTTTACTAAAAAATATTTGTTTGGTTCGTCGGCTGTTAATCAGTTTTCGTTTGTAGATACTCTCGGTGACTTTGCTTTTATAGATACGGAAGGACTACGCTCGTTTAACGCTGTTCAGCAGTTGCGTAACGAAGGACGTAATAGTGCGTTCTCGCTGAAGGTTGCTAAATTGTTTGAGGATAAACTGCAAGATGTTAAAGCTAGCGCAGCGATCACTTTTGACAACTACGCATTTTTTGCTGTAAGTACAACTATCGGTCACGGCATACTTGTCTATGACACAACACTACAAAAGTTTGTTAGCTTTGATAGCATTACATTGGATGATGATACCACTTGTGCGCCTATAGTACAGTTCACAAAAATCGAATCAGCAACAGCACATGAGCTTTACGCCGTTACGCGTGGCGGAAAGTTTATTAAAATGTGGGGCGGTATAAAATACGCTGCGGCTTTTGTACAAACGAAAGCCTTTAATACAGGTGATTCGCGGGTAGATCAAAAACCTGTATCTATTAGAACACTGTATACAGATGTTAAAGCTGTAGACTCGGCTGTTATTAGAATACCTGAGCCAGCCACTAATCCCGATAGCGCAACAACAAGTCATATATACCACGATGGTTCTGGTACGGGTACTAGTGTATCTAGCATGACTACATCATCGTCGCCTATAACGGTAACGGTTAAAAAGTTACCATATACGCTAGCTATTGGAACTATTATACGCTTTTATGGTGCAAGCGGCCTATCTGATTACAGTATACCTAATGATTTAGGTTCTGGTTTAGATGGTACGTTTGAGTTAACATCTGAGGCAAGTGTTGGTGCTACAGCAATTGTAGGTAAGTTGACAACCTCTTCGTATGTCCATTGGAACAGTCCCGGCGTTGTTCGATATGATGGTTCTGGTACAGTTCGTTGTATGCCAATAAGCAATGGCCTTTCTGGTCAAGCTGTTGTGTCTAAAACAATTCCTGCACCTACGTTTGATGGTATAAAATACACAGGCACATACCCAGTTTTATGGAATGGTGATAACAGTGTTTATTCACTTAACTTTCTTAATCAAGAATCACGCACTGGCTGGAAAATTGCTTATACTATAGAGTGGAATAATGCCGCATCACTTTCAATATTAAACATAGATACAATAGATGTTACATCTAAAAACTCTTTAATGACACAGGTTTATGGCAGCTAACGTAAATAGTTCAGAGTTCACACACGCTACGCAATTGTTCGCAGATAAATCTGCAGCAAACGCATGGCGTACATCAATGACAGTCTTTGACGCAACAACATCCACAGAAGGTGTGGCAAAGCAATGTACGCACGTTGCGGATATGACATCTGTTGATGGGCATTCAGTTGATACTGGTGCGTCTGCCGCAGATCAGACATCTATAGGCTCGTTAGATTTAAGCACTGAGGATGGTGTTACGGATGCGCTGCTTATTCTTGCAGAGAAAATAAACTATTTAACGTACCGGCTGGAGCAAGCTGGTATAATGGCTAGCAGTTAAGGAGATAAGATTATGGGTAACGGATGGTTAGGTGATTTAGGTGGTTTGTTAGCTGGCGCTGGCACGATTTATGGATTGTCGCAGCTTGGCAGTCGTGGGCCTACGCCATCAGCGGGAAAAACGACACAAGAGGCGTTTCAGGCGTATCAAGACTACTATCCTACGCGAGATGTTGATCTCATAAAAGCAGGAGAGGTAAAACCCGGCTATGCGCAGATAATGCGTGATGAGACTGAGCGTGATCTGGCCGCTCAACTAGAGCTTGTTAATCGTTACGGGCAGGATGCTGCAGAGCAGGAGCTTGACCTAGCAAAAGCGTTCATCCCTCAGTATGGACAGCTTGCAAGTGATGAAGCATACCGTGAAGCGCTGCGAAGGTCAGGAACGCAGGTAGACGTTTTGCGTGGGCCGGGAGGGGAGCTTATAGATGAGGCTTACGCTAAAGCGCAACAAGTAGATCAGCCTTTCTATCAGCAGCGTGCTGCAGCGGGTGGTATGCTAGGTGATTTGCTGCGTAGCTTTGCTGATCCACGTACGCAGCANCAATACACTGGTGGTGGTCGTGATGCTGACGGNCGGGTTGTTCCTCTCGTAGAAAACCCCATGTACGATCCAAACCGCCCCGGTGGTTACTTTACTGGTGCGTTAAGTGGTNGTGAACGNGAAGAGATACAACGCTCATTAAATCAGCAAGCTGCACGTACTGGCGGGTTATCTGGCCCACGTGCTATGACAGATGTTGTCGCCAATGCAATGACATTCGGCCAAGGTGTGCAAAATCGGCGTGATGCTTTGGGCCGCGCACTTGGACAAGCTACCTCATTTCTTCCTGCATCTCGTAGCGGCTTTGATCCTTTGCAGGTTGCACTCGGTCGTCCGTCACAGCAGTTTGGCGCACAACAATTTAGCCAGCCTAATTTACAGACAAACACAGCAGCACAATCTGGTAACTTTTTAAATAATACGTTCGGTGCTGCTGGACAGTCTGCATCATTTGCAGCTAACGCACCTACAATGCTTGATCGTCTAGGTCAAGGTGTTGGTGTTTTGCAAAACATAGGTAAGTTGGGTTGGTAGAATTTAGTCAGTCGCAGATGGTATGGTGTTATGAATCGGGGTTCCAAAACGGTGGTCTAGCTGCGACTGACTTTTAACTTATAAGAACGATGGCATACGAAGATGAACAAAGACGTAGAAGAAGCGTACAGCTAACGCCTGAGCAGAAAGACTGGATTATCAGGGCGATGGCCGCTCAACAAGCTGGCCAACCTGCGCCACCATTACCTACGCGAAGTGTGGGTGCTAGAGGCCCAGACCATCCTCAATACGTCACACCGCTAGGCAACGAACGGCCTGCAGCAAACCAAGGCCGCGAAGTATTAGCGCCTGCGTACGTTGATCCAAAGTCACAGGCTATTGCACAGACTCCCGGTATAATAAGACCTGCCCACAGTATGCTAGACAAGATATTTCGTCCCGGCAGAGCAGACGCAGCTAACCAGATGAACCGTGAGTATTTGGAGAATGCTCTGAAGAATCAATCAGAACAACAATACAATCAAGCGCGAACAAATTCGTTACAACAAGATGCCGCAATAAAAGAACTGCAGCGTAGAGCAATGAGCGGAGATGATCCTAAAGCTTTAGAGAGTCTTAAAGAGTTTTATAAAGCGGAGGCGTTGCGGCGAGGTGGGGGCGGACGATATGATTCAGATCTTTACCTCCAACAGTTGGCGCAAGAAGGTGTAGCTGGTAGAGATTCTGCTGGTGTGGGCGAACGAATAGGAAGCAGTGAGCCGGGAGCGCCTGCTGGTGGTGATGAT